TCATTAGATGCTACTTCAAACATCTCACCATCTTCGTACATGATGACAGCTACCTTGAATGACTTACCTTCTTCTTCATGCTGCATTGCTCTAACTACAAAAGCAGAAAGAAACTCAGACGTTAGTATCTCATCCTTATCCTCTTTGCCTTTACCAAAACTACCCTCTACGACTTTCATTCTATCATACTCTTTATCAACCATTCTAGATAGACACGGGCTTTACGTAAGTCTTCTACTCCGTTCTTGTACTTGTACCTATGTATGTACTTGTGTACGTTACCTTCGCAGTAAGCACTAAAGTCATCTCCTAGTTGTTGTTTGATGTAGTCGATAGCTTCGATGCCACCTTTGTTGTAATGCTCTGGCTTATCAATCACATCTACCTTGACCCACTTCTTTTGTCCTGATGGAAGTGCATCCCACTCTGCTGGTGTTGCGTTATCAATGCTCATGTTCTTCCTCTAAGTCAAACTTCCAACTGTTAGTGTTCACCTTATCTGAGAATCTTTCTACTAACTCTTCGGCTGTTATCTCTAAAGCCTCCATGATAGTTACCTCATCATACCTAGCAGCGACACGCTCTAGTATTTCATCAAGAGTTAGCACCGTACTTCCTCCGCAGATACGTCATCGATACAGGCATCTCATCAAAGGAACCATCAGTTACCTCGTTGAATACCCATAGCCCTGACCATGAACCATTAGTCTGAGGATTAAGATACTCCTCATCGTGTTGATAGTAGATACCAGCAAACAGAGCAGTCATTCTTTCTCCCGCTGCATTTCTGTCGAATGCGATATCTCTATCTTGTACGTGTCCCATAACACATGACATATGTTTCTTTTGGAGCAGTAGTTTTGCATTTGATACTGGGCGACCCATAACCCCACTAGTGAAGAAATGACAATAAGCGACACCATCCACAATAACTGGCTGAAGATATGGATGTACTTCCCATCCTCTGAGGTTAAGGTCTTCATAGCTCATCAACCCTTCTAGTTTAGCATCGTTCTCAACAGCACGTTCTATGCGGTTCTCGTGGTTACCCATTGTAAAGATAAGTCTAGGTCGCCATACCTTCTTCTTGAGCTTACGCTGTCGTGCCTGTTCAGCACGTATGCAATCTGTGAACAACTGCATTGCTTCGTTACCTGCCTCAACATCAGCAGAGTAGCGCCGCCCTTCAAAGGACTTCTTACCTACGTCATACGATGACAACGATGGCATATCCCAGTGGTCACCTATGTGTATGATGGTGTCAGGCTTAACAGCACATGCGTACTTGCCTGCCCAGAGCATATGATCCATAGGTTTGTCTGGTTTTATCTGTGTGTCAGGTATTACTAGATGTCTCATCTTGTCCATCCTGCTGGTAATGTGTCGAGGGTGTACCACCTAAACCCTTGCTTTGCTGCCCACTCTTCCATTGTGTAGCGTGTACCGTTCTTTCTTCTGCGGGATCCCGGCATTGGGGTCTTTGGTTTTTGGAAGAGAAATACCAACTCCTCCTTTGAGCCAAGCGTCTTTGCAATGTAGACATACTTACGTGCCTCATCTGATGTACGGAACCTGCCCTTAGCTTCTATCCATATGGTCTTACTTTTTGTCTTGTAAACAAAGTCAGGCTCATACGTCTTAGGCAGTACGTACTCTAGTGTTTGTGAAGGATGATACTCACAGCCCACCATCAAGGCATAGGCTTCTTTCTCAAACTTAGAATCAAACTTCACTTGGTTTCTCGTACTTGTCTTTGGGTGAACGCAACAGATACAGAAGACTAAGACTCTCTAACAGTCTACACTCATCTAAGTCATTGTCCCAGTAGTGAGTTAGGCAAGTGCTATAGCATTCCCACTCAGTCGTACAAGGATCAATAATCTTATCTGCTTTCTTAGGGCCAACACCATAGATGCCCGGTATGTTATCAACACGATCACCCATCAGTGCTTGCTTATATAACCACCGAATAGCGTCATCTTTTTTAACTGGAGTTAAAATCTTTTTGGTGTAATCATACATAGGACATGGTACTTGCTTGAAGTCTTTGTCCAACGAACAGATGATTGCTTTGTGGTCTAGCTCAGTAGCCTTGATAGCAATAGCATCGTCAGCTTCCATACCGTTAACAACCTGTGCATTCCATTCACTGACCATGAAGTCACGTAGTAATTGTTTGTGTACAGGCACACGGTTGTCTTTACGATTACCTTTGTATGGAAGGGTGGTAGCAACCTCGTCCCTGAAGTTGCCTTTGCCAGTAAGATAAACAACGCTGGTGTCGTAGTGGTCAGATAGATCCATGACCATCTCAGATAGGTAATTGTCTAGGGTCTTCGTTGCAACGCTTTCACTTTCATCGTCACAAGAAAACCCTATACGATACACCAGCATGTCACCGTCAATCAGTATCACAGAGCGTCCATCTCTTCTACTTCTTGGGTGTACTCGACAACATCAGAAACAACCAGACGCTTGAGTGTAGCACTGCGTCCCTTCTTCTTCATGTATTCCCAATCGTAGTATCCAAGAAGACACTTAGCCTTAGAGCCGTTACCTACAATAACACCTGACTCTGGATCGTCTGTGTCATCTCGTGGTGTACGTCCCTTGATAAGCAACTCATTACCATCAGGCTTAAAGGCTCGGTACTTGTTGTTAGACTTACAGGTGATGTAGTTACCGCGATCATCTCCTTTGTTGTTGATGTTAAGTCCCATATCTTCCAACGCAGTTACAGCAGCATCAGATAGATTAGAAAGATCAACTGTATACTTACCTGCTAACTCATTCTTATGAGTCAGGTTAGGCCAATACAAATCACAGTTAACCATTACATTGGGTGCTTGGTCTGACATATAGCATTTCTCCTGCTAGTTAATGTTACACTACTATTATACCACATAAAATAGAATTGTGCTAGTGGGTATCTGCCCAACTATTACCAACTCTATACTCTCCGTCCAATGGACAGTTCAGTTGCAGGACTTCACCTGCGAATATCATTGCGTTAACACAGGACTTACCGATAAAGTCTGCGTCTTCTGGTTTACATTCTATCTGCCACTCATCGTGTACCTGAGCCACTAGCTTGAAGTCTACGTTGTCCAACAGATCATACAGGATAACGATTGCTTGCTTCATAACTATAGCACCAGCACCCTGTAGCAGTGTGTTCAGTGCAGCGTGTGGTGAGCGTACAGTTATCCGTCTACCATCTAGACCAACAAGAGAACCAGACTCAGCATCTTTAAGTACAGTTTTTCTTAGTTTAGCGAGAGATCCTACTCTGTCTAAGAATTTGTTTTTTATTCTTTTGCCTGTATTAACACCACCTCCTACGATCTCACCTATCTTGGCATTACCTGCCCCGTACAAGAACGCATAGATGAATGTCTTAGCTTGATCTCTAGTCTGAAGACCAGCCAGTTCTTGGTTCAGTGTATGAATATCACCTTCTAATATTTCCTTCGTGTAGTTAGGACTATCCATGTAGTGTGCAAGCATACGTAGCTCAAGCCCACTAGCATCAGCGCCCACAAGAACATGACCTTCAGGTACTGTAAATAACTCACGGCATTGCTTACCATACTCAGCCCTTACACTAGGTATCTGAGCCAAGTTTGGAGAGGAGTGTGCCATCCTGCCTGTGACAGCGCCGATGTGTCTGACCCGTCCATGTATGCGTGAGTCCTCGCCCACTGCTTTAATCCACGAGTCCACATGAGAGGCGCGTTTTTGGCAGAGAAGGTAACGGAGAATAATCTTTGCTTCGGGAATGTCTGTCTGCTTCTTGAGGGTTGACTCATCGACCTTTGGTTGTCCTGACGGAGTGAGTTCCTTCCACACAGCGCCCTTGCTAGTAAGCCGCTCTGCAATTTGTTGTCTACTACCGACGTTGAATACCGTAACTTTGTCCTTGAGTCTCTTCTGTGTTTTATCACTGTACCTCTCCTCTACTATGGGTGGGAACACTTGTTGTAAGTCTCTTTCTATTCTGTCCATACGGGTAGTTAACTCTGAGTACAGAGCAACAGCATCCTGCTTCTTGAATTGAAACCCGTTGTCTTCCTGATCTTTACATATGAATGCAGTGCTGTGTTCAAGGTCAACACAATGCTTACTAAACTTAAGCATCTGCATCTGTTCTACTAGCTTGTTGTATAACTTCTCAGTCACATCAACGTCACGCTTACAGTACTCAATCATCTCATCAGACAGTACGTCCCACTCATCATGGTCACCCTTAGCAAACCCAAGGCGTTGACCCCATGCAGCTAGGCTGTGACCACCGTCAAGGTCAGGACGAAACAGACGTGACATCACGAGAGTATCGATGACTCTATCTCTATGTACATGGATGCCCCACAGTTTAAGCATAACAGGAAGATCGTAACCAATAAGATTATGTCCACATACCTGCCCACCTTTTTGTATTTCATTAGCTAAACTCCTGCTAGATAAGTGCGTCAAGGCTACTTCGTTTGGCCTCTTCGTCACTGCACAGTGTATCTCTGTCGGATCCAATCCGTTCGCTTCGATATCCAGATACACTATATTCGTAGTAGGACAGATCAAGTCTTTGTTCATCTGTAAGTTCATTACCATTCGTCTGCATCTCCTGTGTCTGGTACTGGGTAATAATCCAGCGGCTCATCTTCGACATCTCGTATCTCCTCTAAGTCATACAGGTCAGCGTAGTCTACGTTACCTACTGTCGTTATGTCATCGTCAGCAAGGAACCTACTACACTCATTACATAAGTCTACAAACTCACCACTACCATCAAACTTCTTGGTCAGTTCATAGTTACTCATGATCTTGTCACAGGCTTTACACCTCACCCCATTA